TTGGGTAGTCCGCCCTTTTGGTTTTGGTTTGGGCTTGGGCTGGTTCGCCTTGGTCTGCTTCGTCGCGTCAGGACTTATCGAGCGTCCCAGCGGGTCCGAGTTCGGTGAAACGTCCGCCGGGTCTGGTGCGGCTGATGCGCCTGATGACTGAAAGCCGGTTCCTGAAAGCGGAGGAGCGCTCGGGAGCGGCAGACGTCCATACATCTCGAGCGTATATTCCTCGTCGGAGATGATCCCGTCAGAGAGGTCCTGGCGAAGGCGGTTGGCTTTGAGCAGACGCTGAGGTTCGAGTTCGGTGTCCGGTCGCAACTCGGCCGGTCGGAACTTCACGACGGCAAAGCCCTGAAACCCTCGCTGGTGCAGGCAGAAGCTGAGCACCTTCTCGAACATCTCGGCGATCGGCTCGTTGAGCTCGTCGGCGTACATCGCGGCAAGTCGGGCTTCGACCGACGACGTGTTCACGCCGTTGGCGCCGCGGCCCAGCACCGTCGCCATGGTCTTCAGCGCCGCTTGGTTCTGAGCGTTCAGGGTTTCGATGATCGACGTGACATCGATCGCGGCGCCTGGATTGCGGTCGTTCAGGATTTTGAACTCGACCGAGTCCGAATGAACGATCGACTGATCGGCGCTGAGCGACTCGATTGAGCTCCGCAGCTCGTTCATCCTCTGCTGGACAAACTCGCGGAGCTTCGTCTGATCGTTGCGCACGTTCATCGGCGCCGCCTTGATCACCACCTCCTCGAGGAGCTTCGCGGTGATGCGCGGGAAGCCGGTCTGCCGCATGATACGGTAGAGGTCGTTGATCACCTGCTGCCGGGCGGCGATCGTGTTGATCGCCGCAACGAAGGTGCTGTCGGCGTAAAGCGTCGTCGGGTCACGCCGATAGAACGAGACGAAGAATGCGGGCGTATTGATCGGAACAGGGTCGCCTGACTGTTGCTGCTGCAACGGCGTGTAGACCCCGGACTTCGTCTCCTGCCAGCGGATCGACCCAAAGTCGATGTTACGGAGCGAGTCAGGGCTTTGGGACTTGTCGTAAACCAGCTCGCAGGCAATGCCACCGCGAAGCAAAATCATGTAGCGAAGATCGGCGGCAAGCTGATAAATCGACTGCTTTAGCTGAAAGCCTTGCGTGTAGTCGACCTGTCTCGTCAATCGCGTAATGGTCGCCTGAACATCATTGCTTGCCTGTGGGTCCACAACCCCATTTTGATCGACCGCCCAGGCAATGATCTCGGTGTTCGCAAGCGTCAGATATCCGTTAACGGCCGAGGAGACGTCCGGGTCCGATCGGAACATCTGCTTGAGCAGCGTGCGAGTATTGCTCTGCTGCCGAAGCGTGAAAATATCTTGGAGATGATCGTTGAACGCCGGCTGAGCGAGAGGTCGCTGCGTTTGCTGCGGATCAAAGGTGGGTGTGAATAGCGCCCCGCCATTCGGCGTTTTCTTCTTTGGGGCAATGATGTTGAGAAGGCCGTCGAGGAGAGCCACGAGGGTAGGAGTTCCTTTAGATTTGTGGGAACGACCCGTGCGTAATTTTGTTCAAGGAACTTGGGGACAAGGATGGTTGTTTAGAAGAGGCGGTAGGAAGGATGAAACACTGAGTACGCTTTTCAGCGTCATGATTGAGGAAGTCTGTTTCGACAGATTTTCTCGCGATCGATAGATACGTCAGAGCGTGAAAGAAGTGATCCTCTCCTCGAAGCTTGTTCCATGTGGCAGGCGTATCTGGGTTTTCGACGCGCACCATGTCCCGAAGATGCGTGACGATGATCGCAGCCAGGTTGCCGTAGCCATTCAGGGAAAGTCTACTGCGACGGATGAGACTGACCGCATCGTCGATGCCTTTAGTTCGATGACAGTTCCAGTGAGAGGGGGATTCCTCGATGTCGAACACCTCCTTGATGGTTGGTGCGTTCGGGGTCGTGGCGTAATGCACAGGCATAATGACGTTACTGGACAAGTCCCGAATTTGCTCAGAAAGGGAGGTGTCGGGGTATCGATCGATACACCCAGCCACGATGGTGTATTTGGTCAGTAGATCCGTCACAAACTGAAGCAATTGGTTCGAGGGGATCTGCCTAAAGAAGATCGTCGTGCCGAACGTCGCCAGGATGACGTGGCAGGTGATGCCGACGTCGATACCGAGGAGACAGGGGACGTCGGGGGAGACGTCAGGGACGGCTGGACTCTGCATCGCGGCGCGGATTTCCGCTTCCGTCAAACGGGCGCCGCCGGTGTCGTCGGGCTGGCCGAGCACCGTGTTGCGGAACCCCTTCAGATTGTCGAGCCGAGCGTAGTTCGAGAGCTGCTGCAGGATGTAGGGGACGGTGATCGTCGAAACCGATGTCGGCCGCACGCGATAGCCACGGGTTGGTCGACCGGGGTGCCGCGGCACCCACTCCCGGAGGGAGGGGTCGGTGAGATCCAGTGGGCTGGAGCATTTCTCACACCGCCAATGGGTGTTCTCATGGTCGATTGCGGATATCTGATCCTGAGAGAGCATTGAGAGGTCCTCGACGTCCTTATTGAGGCCGGGGAGGCAGACAAATCGTGGCTCAAACGTCGGGATCTGGTGATGGTTGCAGGAAGGGCACCTGTAGAGATACTCGAGCTGGTCCGAGTTCGTGTAGAGGGCATCGATCCCATAGCCCGTATATGACGGAGTCGAGAACGCCTGCGTGATCTTGTAATCGGAGCCTTGAAGGCGCGACTGAAACAGCGCGATCATCTCCTGATCGGAGAGGTCCAACTCGTCGTGGTAGAGGATGTCCGCCGAGATCGAAGTGGCGTCCCCCTCAGTGTTGCCCGTGAAGTAGGCGAACGACTGATCGATTTGATATAGGCCCTTCTGTCGGACCGGCTTCTCTTGAGTCGCAGGGTTGAAGACAGGTTCCGACTCAATAATCGGCCGCACACGCGTTTGCGACATACGATCTCGCATTACGTCGGTCGGCATCGTGAAGATGCCTGTTATTGCGGTCGTGCGTCTTAGGAACGCGAGATACTTCCTGATCTGAATCTCAGAAAGACCCACCTGTGACGGCTTGATGCAGCAGAGGTTCGGGTGACTGTCGTTTATGATCTGGATCTGAAACTCGTATTTTTTAAATGAGAACGGTTTCTTTTTCAGGTGAGTATTAGCGCAGACCCACTCTGAAGTGGGCATGGTGCTGGCATCGTTTGAAAAGCGCTCTTCGAGCGTGTGAACGAAAGAGGAGAGAAGAGATATGGGAGCCATCTAGGGCAGATGGCGATGGGATCTGGGATCGCAAAGCGAGTCTCTCCCAGAGGAAAATTTTTCTGCGTTGCTGAACGTGCTTCGCGTCGCCATCCTGAAAGACTCCCTGTAGCCGGAGCCCGCATGGCGACCTTCCCAAATCTCCCCGATTCCTTCTGCACGCGCATGCAGGCCATTGTGTTTGCTGCTGAGGAAGCCGGAGGTGTGAGGTCGTGGCTCGAGAGCGATGGCTGTCCCTATGGGGAAGCGGAAAAGCAACTGTTGATGAAGTTGCTTGGACGAGGGAGTGAGGAAGGGGCGGTTCAGACCGAAAACATATTTCAAGGTAACGACCTGGATAAATTTGAAGTCCTTTTGCATGAAGTTGAAAGCACCATCAGCGAGATGAAGAATCTCGAGCGGATGGTGAACGGCGAAAATGATGCTGCTGCTCGTGTCGCTGTAGTGAAAGCCAAAACCGTGCTGCTCGAGAAGTGGGTCTCGTTGAAGAGCAGCGTCTATTCGATGCAGGAAGTAGCTCAATTTCAGAGCGTGGTTCTCGAAACTATCGAGAACATGCTCGATACGGATCAACGAGCTGAGTTGATCGCGCGTCTGAAGAGACAATAAGGAATAAGGACAAACGATGGTCTTCGCAGCACAGGCTCCCCGCTATTGGGAACGCGGGTTGAGCGTGATTCCGGTTCTTGGCAAACGACCTGTTCAGAAAGAATGGTCGAAATGGGCTCTTGAGCTGCCTTCGGTTGAGGAGCGAGAGAGATGGCTGCTGGAGTTTGGCGACGAGCGGTATGGGATAGGTCTCGTCTGTGGTCCTCAGAGCGGCATATGTGCGGTCGATATCGACAGCGACGAAGATCGCGTGATCGGCGCCATAGAGCGTGTCTTGCCGCGGTCGGGGTGGGAGCGCGTCGGTAAGAAGGGCAAAGTGCTCATTTACAAGTTCCGTGACCCGCGGAACTTCACGATCAAGGGTGTGGACGGGAAGGGTCTGATCGACATTTTGTCTCTGAAGAGACAGTTTGTGTTGCCGCCTTCGATACATCCTGACACAGGTCGAGCATATTGGGCCAACAGAGATTTGCTCGAGGTCCTGGATACGGATGGGTTGGCCGATCTACCCAACGGGCTTGATCAAGTTCTAAAAGCTGCCTTGAAGGATGTTGGCATTGAGACATCGTCGACGTCGGGTCGAACGATTGTCACCAACTATGTGTCGAGCGGAAACCGTGACAATACGCTGCTGAAAATTTGCGGGCTCTATTCGAAGGAAATCGTCGACGGAAACTGGACATTCCTGCAGCAAGTTGAGCGGCTGGAAGGTTGGGTTGAAGGTTTCGTCGAGAAGGTGTGGGGCGACACGCTTGATGTCGGGCACGCTATTGAACGTCTGGTCTATTGCCTTCGTCGAGATGTTTTTGAGCACGGAAAGACACTGCCGGCGGGGTGGGACGAGGGGTTGGGCGATGAGGATCGAGAGAGGCTTGGCCTTGTAGATTTTGACGACAGCCGGAGGCGGTGGTCGTTCAAGGAAATTTTGGACTGGTTCAACGGCGAAGTGGCGGCGGGAGGCGGTGTCGACGTGAATGATGAGAGCCAGATGATGGTTCTCGTCGACAAAGCGCTCGTTCGAATTGCCGGCAACGTCGATTTGGTGTCGACGGAAGAGGACCGGTTGCTGAAGATCATCTGCGACACGGCGCGCGGCACGTTCCGGATCGTCTCGCTTCGGAAGCGCGTGAAGGAGCTTCGGCGTGGGGTCGTTGTCGGTGAGACCCATGCTGAAGTGGCCGACGCCATTCTGAAACTGATCGAAGAGGATGGAGAGGTTCGGTTTTGCAACGGTCGTTTTTGGCAGTGGGTTGGGTCACACTGGCATGGTTTGCAAGATAGCGACCTCTTGCACCTGATAATCAAAAATTCTAGCGGCATGCAGTCGGCGAAAAAGAACAGCGACTACCATGGTGTGTTGCGCACGATGCAGTCTACTCGGACCACTGAGCTGGTTCGAGTAGCGATCAAGGGCGTTAACTTCGTTAACGGCTTTCTCGATGAGGATCTGACGCTTCGACCGCACGACAGGGACTATGGGGCGACCTATTGCCTGAATTATGCCTATGAGGCCGGTTTGGCAGGTGATTGTCTGCTCTGGCACAACATGTTGCGGGATTTTTGGGGTGAGGACGAGGACTATCTGGACAAGGTTCAGGCGCTACGCGAAGCGATGGCTGCAACAATTTTCGGGGTGGCGACGCGATATCAGCGTGCATTTATCTTCAAAGGGGTCGCTGGAGCAGGAAAAACACGCATTCTTCATCTGATGCGTTCGCTTATGCCGCCTGGAACGCATTCCGCGGTGCCGCCGGAGAAGTTTGCTGAGAAATTTGAAAGCACTGAGCTTGCAGGCAAGCTCATGAACCTTGCCGGAGAGCTCTCGAAGCAGAAAATCCCAGGCAAATACTTCAAGACCATCATTGAAGGGGGTGAGCTGCAGGGTCAGTTCAAAAACAAGCCCGTTTTTAGCTACAACCCCATCTGCGCACATTGGTTTGGCTCAAATCACTGGCCAAAAGTCGACGATCCGGACGGAGGATGGCTTCGAAGGTGGCTTTTCTTCCGATTTGACCGGCCGCTTGACCCTGCAAAGCGCATCGACAACGTCGAAGAGCTGATCCTTGGAGAAGAACGAGAGGCCATCATGGCCTGGGCGGTCGAGGGGATCAGAACCTTAAAGATCAATCGAGAGTATCGGTTGAGTAAATCTCACTACGAGTCCATCGAGGAGATGAACAGATCGGGTGATTCCGTGGGTTTTTGGTGGGGCCATTTTGTGGAGTCCGGGCGACTCAGGTTCGGAATGGCCCAACATACGCAGGCTACCCAGAAATTCACGTCAGTCGATCATCTGTTCCGCGCATATCGGCTCTTCTGCTCCAGCACGGCGGCTGTTTCGCATGTAGGTGTTCAGACCTTCATCGAACGCATGGTGGAAATCGGGGTGAAGAAGGGGTTCTCGCCTATCCGCCAGGAGGGTGGGGGGATTACCGCGTTCTTGTTTCTCACTCTGTGTGCGGAAAGCCCGGTGGGATCTCCATCAGCCAATGGGACTGGCTTGAAATGATCGAAGGGCTGAAGGCGTGGGAGAACGATTAGCTTGCTCATGAAGTGGGGTGGGTTCGGTCACGCTAAATGACCGTGAGCCTCGAGGAGTTGGCATAGAGCGTTTGTGTAGGTGGCTGTGGGTGTGGTTGAGGCCGTCTCTGACAGAGACGGCCTTTTGCTATCTAGGCGCCCACAGTTGGCGCCATATGCTGATCGTGTTGGTTCACTCGACACGGAGCAGAAAGAACTGAACAGTATTAACTGAACATCACA